TCCCTGCATGTGCAGGCACCGAAAGGGAGAGCATATCGAAAGATAGCCATGAAACTAAAAACAATAAAATTAAAATCATATATGTATTTTGTACATACACTATTTAATATACTATTCAAAGATTCACCTTACTTTTCAACCCGTAAACCCTACTTAAAATATCAGGATTATATCCAACAAAGGATAGATACTGAAGGTTTAAGAAAGGGGATAGAGATTAATAAGGAAGTTAGACTATCGGTAACCCGATACATTAGTGGTAGTCCTTATTCACCTCCTTTTATGAAGGTGACTAAGGATGGTTTACCTACATGCCTAGGTGATATGATCCCTCTAGTGAAAAGCGGTAATAGAGAAGCAGTTAAATATGTTCTAACTCACCTTGCGGTGACTAGAGCATACACTCTTCCTACCCGCCCTAATCTAGAAAGCATCACATCACCTTGGAAAGGTAGTTTACCAGGTACCGATTTCAAAGATTTCGTAAAAGAAATCTTCTTAAAAAGGTATGATTGGAAACTGTCACTAAGAACAGAAGAATCTGATCTTAGTTACCTAACCACCAAGATGGGACCAAATGGTCAAGCGCTAAAGTCAAGTTTGTTAGATTTGACAGTAGCACCCGAGAGCACTTGCGAAGCTTGGTATACATTAGCTCCTAAATACTTTGAAACTATATCTGCCCTGTATCCTTTCGCTAGTGACCTCACAAAGGCACTATTTAGTAAAGTTAAATCCCAATTACCTGAAGTTGTGAATTTCAGGAGGATTTCAGCTATACCTGATAAGGAGGGTAAGACACGTGTCATTGCAATAGGAGATTATTATTCCCAAGCTATTCTTAGGGTAATCCATGAGAGAATGTTCAAAATACTCGAAAACTTTACAGAATTCGATAGAACATTCGATCAAAAAGGACATCCCTTAGAATTTGGAAAACCTGACCACTATTATCATAGCTTTGACCTAAAGGATGCAACAGATAGAATGCCAATAAAGCTACAAGAGCTTGTATTAGAATGTCTAACTGGGGATCCAGAAGGGGTTAAAGCTTGGAGTAATATACTAATTGGTCAACCTTACAAATATGAAGGTAATGATTACCTTTATAATTGTGGTCAACCAATGGGAATGTATTCCTCTTGGACTACATTCACTATTACTCATCATCTTATAGTACAATATTGTTTCTATAAAGTATATAATAAGCTTCCAGAAAATGGAGATTATATGATACTTGGAGATGATATTGTTATTAAAGATGATCTAGTGGCTCAGGAATACCAATCGTTCAATACGCTTATCGATGTTGGTATATCGTGGAACAAAACTCTTAAGTCTAAAACGACATATGAGTTTGCTAAACGTTTAATCCATCAGGGTATAGATTTAAGTCCATATCCTGTTTGGTCAATATCAAAGGAATCAAGTATTCCTGAGATA